TCAGTAGGTGCGGTCGAATTCAATGCTGATAGTCTGCCAGCTGGTGAACCCTCCGCGCTCTGATTCGATCTCGATACGCACATGGTTGTTCTGCCGTCCGAGCCCGCTGTCATTGATCTCGTCTGCGGTGGCCCATGTGTAGCTGTTCCCGGCGAGGCCGGTCACGGTGCGGACCAGGGTGCCGTTCTCGTTGTAGAACCGGAGTGTCGTTGTCTGACCGACCTCTGGCGTGATCTCGCCCTCGTTTTGAAGCACAAGGTATGCAGTCTGTGTCTTCCTGTTGCGGTTGGCCCAGGACACGGTGATTTCGCCGTTGACCGTCGACGGGTATGCGGCTCCGTTGATTCTGATCTGACCTGGAGGGTATGGGCGGGTGAACCGGCTGTTGATGGTGATCGTCATCTCAGTGGCCAGGGCCGGGTCGAGCTGGCCCTTCGATGTCTCTGGCAGCAGCTTCACCTTCGGCTGCTCGCCATTAACATATTCCGGCGTGATGTAGTGGACTCCGGTCTCCACGAACCAGATGCGCAGGTTCGCAGGGTGAGCGACCGGGACCGTGTCGAGGACACCTCGCTCCAGGGTGACGGTATTGGCCGCGGTATCGATTGCCGCGACCTTGAACCACTCGCCGCCCAGCATCGCCAGGCTTCCGATTTCGACATCGATGTCATCGACTGCCTGGGTATAGTTGACAGTGATCTGCGCCTCGTCTTGCGGCATTGCATCGGTGACGATTGCGGTTGCCGCGAATGCCCCTGCGCCCTTGTCCTCATCTGCAGCTGACAGCCCGGCCAGACATTGATAGCTGATGGAGTCAGAAGACGGCCTGCTGCCGAGCGACGCCACCAGCCCCTCGAGGTCATCGATATCGTTCAGAATGCTGTCGATCTCTCCGACGAGATCCTGAACAACGAGCCAGTATGGCGTCTCCAGAAGCGTTTGATGTGGGCATGGCGCCGGATCAGTGATCGGGTCTGTCCATTGGCTGCTCGGCGGGTCGCTGTAGACCGACTGCCCGACACCGAACACATCCTCCACGCATTCAAGGCGGACGGCCTGCTGATTCCTGTCGTCGCCGTAGCTGACGCGCACCACGCGCAGCACCAGGCCCTGGATCCCGTATGGCGGCCAGTCCAGCTTGATCACATCTCCAACCCCTATTCCGCTGGCCTTCCGGTTCGCCGTAATCGTGCATCGAGCCAGAGGGGTTGCCAGCTGGCGCAGCTCCCTGGCCGCGACCTGGTTCGCAACCCTGGCGTTGCTGATGCCAGGATAGTTGATGGTTGTGGCCACCACGGTGCCGTTGAGCTGTATGGCTGCGATGTCCTGGACGGTGACCGTCATGTCCTTGTCGGTATCGAAGTCCCGATAGACGACCGACACCTGGTTGGTGATCTCTCCCCATGTCGGCCGGCTGTAATCGCTCACATCGGTGACATTGGTCTCATCGAACACCGGCAGGGTCGCCGGATCATAATCGTCGCGGTTCAGGCGCAGGTTGAACAGCCCGGTGACCGGGTGGACATAGAGCGTGGCGTCGATGTGCTCGCAAATGCTCTGCACAAAGTGCTCGATGGTGGTTTCCTTGTCCCACGCCAGGGACAGCCCGAATTGCTCGTCGAACAGCGTATCTGCGGCCGCCGTGAAACTCGCGTCGTCGATATCGCTCGCCGGGTAGCCCATCCCCCACTGATCGTTGGTGAGGCATTCGTAGATGATGTGCGCAGGGTTGGCGTCCATGTAGTTGCTGCCGTCCGCGTAGCCGCCGACAATCTCGGCCTTGGTCGGGTGCCATCCCTTCCAGCAGCGCACGGCGTCGATGCTCCACGGCTTGATGTACGGGTTCATGGCGCTGACGAACATCCTCCGGAGCACCAATGACACGACGCCCCTGAACGCCGGGATGTCGGCCCCTAGCTTGGCCTGCAAGTAATCGTTCTGCGCCTGTCCTGGATGCCCGAACATGATGTCCATGTCACCGGCAACGCCGCCTTCTCTCTTCTCCCCTCCGAACAGGTCTTTCTTGTCGACGAACACCTGCTGGTTGGTATTGTCGGAAGTGCCCATCCCGAGCTTACGCTCGCCGACATAAATCTGCCGAATCCGGTCGATTGGACCGTGGCAGAAGGCCATGTGGGCACCCATGCCGTACCAGTAGCCGACAGTGACCTTCTTGCTGCCTCCGCCCATGCCCTATCCCCTCGCCTCTTTCTCGGCCTGGTCGGCGACACGCGCGGCCATGGCGTCCCCTGTGGCGCGCAGCCAGTCGACAGGAACGCCGTCGCGCACGAACTCGGCCCATGTGTGTTCACGCCCCTCAAACCAGCGACGGATGCCCCGGGAGCAGTACCCGAGCGCGCGGGCGTGTTTCAGGCTGGCCTTGTCGGTCATTTCTTTCCGCCCTTCTTCTTGATCGGCCAGGTGAATACATCGCCATACCACACCACATTCGGCCCGCTCAGGCGCCTGGACCCGAATACGACAGGAATCGAGGCCGACGGGCTGGCGATTGGAACATCCTTGTTTCCGATCTTGCCGGGCTTCGGCTGGTCCGGTTTCGGCGGTTTCGGCGATAGCGCCGTGGCGATGATGGCCGTGACGACCCACTGCGCGATGATCTGCCACATATCGTGTCCTCCTCAAACGATTGCGTCGCCGCTGAATGGATTTTTTATCGGGATGAACGGGAACCCGCCATAGTTCTCGATGTTGCTGAACTTCAGCCTGCAGGTGTCCATCGAGTGGTCGCATCCGGCATAAAGGTCCGCGGCTTCGCCGATCTGCAATCCGGGTATCTGTGACATCAGAGTCAGCGTTTGCCCAACATGCGACAGCACCATGCGCTGCCCGACTGGCGTCGAAATGATCCCGCCGTTGAAGTACCCATCAGGCTGTGACGCCGCTGCATTGACCTGGACCTGCGTCCCTGCGACCGCGGCAATGACGCCGCTGGTCTTGTAGCTGTCCTTCAGTACGCCGCATCCGTTGTCATAGAGCGCGTGGCGGCACATCAGCTGGTACTTTGCGCGCAGGCCTGGCCTGCGCAGTGACGACGAGATCGGCGAGCACGACAGCTCGAGCTTGTGGCCTGTCAGCTTCGCGCCCGATACGCGCCCTTTCCAGATCACGATGGTTTCCGTGTCTCCGATGTGCCTCCGGTAGATGGTCACCGATATGACGCCTTCGGGTGGCGCTGCGATGAATTCGCGCGACAGTTCAGAGTCGCGCGGCATTGTGATCTCAATCCCGCTTCTGGTGATATCCGTGGTCCTGTCGATGACGCTGCGCATGATGGCGGCCGGCTCGTAGGTCTCGGACAGGTGGTCCTGGACATCCGGACCGGATGTGTACAGCCACTTCCTTGTGCCCTGGGCGAACCTGTAGAGCTCGACAGGCTCACCGCCCTGAACCGAGTTTTCTCGGAGTTGATAGGTCATTGCGTGACCTCCCTGCTGGTAATCGTGGTTCGCATGGCGCTGTCCGTCTCCCAGTGCAGCTCGACGCGATCCTGGTCATCTCTGCGCAGGTTCAACCAGCTGATCCTGATCACATCCTCCGGATGGATGGTGACGCCGAGCGGAGTATCGATGCTCAGGATTTCCTCGTCATCGGACAGTTCACCGGTGCCAGTGATGGCCCGGTAGAATGTGCCCTGCGTGGTCTCGATGCTGATGTTCTGGCGCAGCGGGTCACCATCCATATAACGCGCAACGCCGATGTTCTCGACAGTGATCGCTGTGTCGGTCTCTGCCACAAGCTGCGTCAGGATCAGATCGCTGTTGCCGCTCGGCTGCCAATAGGCGCGTAGGCGTCCGGCCCTGCTGTACAGCCATCGCCGGAAATCATGGATGCTCTGCCGGTCGAACTGCTGCCATTCGTAGGCCCGGCGCGTGATCGGCTTGCGTGTCCGGTCGTCGAATGAGCGGGCACCGATCAGATTGTCAACAATCTGCAGGGCGCGCTCGATGCTGGCGTCCTGGTCGTGACCGCGGTTCGGCCGAAATGGGATCACCGGGTAACCCTGATAGGTTTCCATGCCGGTCAGCTCCTGGAGCGTGAAGTCGTCCGCATCGTCGAGTTCAAACCGGAAACGCCCGGTCTGTATCGTGTCCGTCTGGCGCTTGAACTGCGCCCTGCCCTGCAGCCTGGCAAAACGACCGGGATAGACGCGAGTCCCAGCTGGCCAATCCTGGCTCGCAGGCTGTCGCAGGGTGATCGTGTCCACGGTGATGCTGTCGATCTCGACGGCCTCGTTGTTCGTCTCTGATTGCCAGAGCACCAGGATTCCGCCTGCCTGATAATCCTTCAGCGCAGCCTGTTGGACCTGCAGCGTGGTGTCTCCCGCGGCAATCGGATACAGCAGGCTGGAGGCGTCCATCCATATCGGCAACGCATACACGCGGCTGCTCCATGCGTGCAGGATGGACTCGATGGCACGGACCGCCCTGCCCTCGCTCAGTGTCTGGTATTCGTAGCCCCTCCGTGGCCTGCGGCGCTGCTTGATCCGTTGCTCCGTACCGTCATGCGCCTCGATGACCGCGGTCTTCCATGTCCATCGCTCCGTCACGCCAGATGCCCAGTTTGGTCTGGCGTTGAACACCACCACGCGCCGCCCGGTGACGGCCAATACTGGGTCTTCGTCGGTCGTGTTGTTGAAGGTGAACGAGGCGTCAATGATCGGAGCGCCATTGGTTTGCGCGATCAGCGTGTAGGTCAGAGACTGCAGCGGCTTGAGTACCAGAGGAGGGTTCGGCTGGCCGGTGAGCTGCAGCCCGTCAGTACCAACCTCTGCGATCGATTGCAGGGTCACATCGAACAGGTTTGAATTCCACAGTTCGATCTGCGTGCTGCTCTGACTGACAAGGTTCCCAAGGTTCAGGTTCGCCGGCGTGACGGTGACATGGTAGTAGTAGTCAAACTGGAATTGCCTGTTTTCAGATCCTGCAAGCGTCTGCGCAGGAACCGGTGTCGGCTGCCCGCTGACCAGGTTGCCGCCGAGCGGCGGCGTCTGAGCATCAAGCGCGCCAGGCCGCTGCTGCTGCACCAGCGTTTCCACGCCACCGGAACGGGGCCATGCGCCTCGAACCCGTCCGCCTTCCTGCATGTACTGTCCGGCGAAGGTCGGCATCAGGTCTTCCTGATGGCAAATCCCTTGAATGCCGAGTGCAGTCCTTTCGAATGCGCCGGGAATACCATCCAGTCGTCAGCGCCCAATGTCACAATTTCGCCAGGTGCCAGCTGCTCAAGGCTCAACAGTCGGATATGCTCGGCATATCCTGCCGGCGAATAGATGTTTGACCCTCGCTCGACATAAAGCACCGGCGTCATCATCGGCGTCACGCCGTTGAACTGGATAGGACTTGAGTCCAGATGTATCGAGAACGGCTCCTGTGATGCGTTAAACGATGAACTGCCTATTGTGATCGACCCCCCGCGGTCCGTTGTCCCTCCTGACAGGTTCGTACCGACCACGGATCTCCACCCTGTGACCCCGTCAACATCGGCTTTGAAAAAGCTGGCCGGATAATAACTCACATCCGACAGCGGGATGCCGATATAACGATCATTTGCGTAGTTTGTGTAATCAGGCTGGGAAGTGTATGTGTAGGTATCAAAAGCAAATGACCCAGTGGCGTACTGACCACCGGTGTACGCCCCGATCTTGACCATGTCCCCGAATCCCAAATGATGGAATACGCCGGGTGACACCTCAGCCACCATGAACGCCATGTCCGGGTTCGTGTTGGTGAAGAAATGATAGGTGATGGGCGTTGTCGGCACTTCGTACAGCGCACAGGTCGCCGCCACGCCGCTTGCGTTCTCTGCCTTGCCTGGTTGATTGCTCCACGCCTGCGCGGCATCGAACCCGGTTGACGGATTCAGGCAGATTCCGGTTCCCTTATAGTAAGATGGCCCCTGTGGGGCAGCCTCGTTGTGCAGGCTGCGCATGTTGGCGAATACCTGCCCCTTGCTCACGCACAGCTGCATTCCTGCCCCTGATGACGACCACTTGTTTTGCGTCCATCCATTGGCTGCGAGGAATGTTCTGAACGCATCGAGCAGGCCATCGGGTCCTGTTGCTGTTCCAGTCTGGTAGGCCATCGTTTACTCCTGCTTCAGTGCCCAATAGTCGCGGTTTCCGGTACGGTGGACATTCTGGAACACGATATGGTCGATACCACCGACCTGAATGATATTCTCGGCCGCCTGATTGAAGCCTGGCACCCAAAAGCACCCGTCCAGTTCGCCAAGAACACCCTTGGACGGGGAATTGCTGGTGCGCACTGGCTGCAGCGGATAGAGTGTGTACCCGCCGTCGATGTTCTCTCGGATATTGGCCGATCTGGTCGCCCATACAGGCAACACCCCTTCCGTGTTTGATGTGCTTGGCGATGCGTTGTAATCGTTTGCTCCATAATGCGTGCGGGGTCTGATCCACGCCCCATCCTGTGCCCTGATGGCGAGCGTGGACGGCTGTGCTGATGACGATGAGTTTCCTCCTGGCCCAGGGAAAGCTCGGTGTGATGCGCTCTGGTTGCTGCTGTCCAGGCTTGTGCTCTCCCCGGTCGTCGACCCTCCGACCACCAGCGGATAGGGATACTCTCCTGGCGTCGCATAAGGGAGCATGAAGCCGATATAGGCCGCCTCGTAGATCGACCCATTCTTCGCCACGATGACCGCCCTTCGGCCGTTGGCCACGAACCAGTAGGACATGCTCGCGTTGGCGAGGGTCATCTTTGGCGGGTAATCGGACTGCTGGATGGCGCCAGGCTGGTCATTGAACGCATTGGCCGCGTTGTAGCCGATAAACCCGTTCATCTCCCAGATGTAGCGGCCGAGGCTGGCATCCTCGAATGTGCGGATTCCGCAGTAGATCGCGTCGGTGCCTGCCAGCCCTGGGCCTTCGATGATCAGCTCCTGGGTGTCTGCGGCGCTCGCCCATCGGAGTTCTGTCCATTCCTGACCCGCCGCAACCAGGTCCGCGTTGCCGGTGATGAACGCCCTGAACTTGACCATCAGGTCACGATAGTCGGTCGCTGTTCCAGTCTCGAACGCCATGATGAATTATCCCACGATTTGCTGCACGGCTCCGGCATTACGCCGCAGCACATTGAGGATGGTCTTCTCGCCGGCCGATGAGTTGAGGTAGTCGCCGGCCATCGCCGGGTCCAGCACATTGACGATACGGACCGGTTGCTGTCTTGCACCCTGTTCGGTTCCCTGCGATGCGGAAGCGGGTCGTGGCTCAGGAACGAGTCCGCCCTGCGCGAATGCAAGAACACCGCTCCTGGTGGCTGGCTCGAACGCGCCGCCGTTGATGGCATCGAGCATGCGGACGCCGACCTGTTTCACAGCCGCGGCCCGGATCACATACTCGCCGGCCGACAGCCTGGCCGGTATGCTGTCGCTGGTGGCGGTGCCAGGGCCCTGCACATAGCCGCCGGTAGCGAAGCGCTGGACCTTCCCCAGCAGCGCCATGACGGCAGCGGTGATGAGCGCCATCTTGGCCAGCGCCAACGCCGGGCCGACAACCGGGATGCTGGCCTGGGACGCCGCGGCACCGGCACCGGCCTTGGCGGCCTCCATCGACACGCTGGCCGCCGTCTCGCTGCCCTTGACCGCGATCTTCTGCGCGCTGGCCGTCTGTTCTTCCGCGACCTCTTTCTGCAGCACGGTTTTCTTGATGGTGGTCATCCGAAGCTGGCTGGTGACCCACTGCTGGAAAGGCTCGGTGACCAGGTGGCGGACGAAGGATTGCGCGACCTGTCGGTAGATCGCCGTCATGGCGTCGCGCCAGTTGTTTGCCTTGATAATGACGCCCTCAAGGGCTTGTCCGAACGACCCGCCGATCTCATTCCAGACCGGTGCCATCTCGTCGGCGACGGTCTTCATGCGCTCAAGCTCGAGGGTCATCGCCTGGACGCGCAGGACGGCATCCGGGCCGATGGCGTTGGCCGACTGCTCCAGCTGCGGAACCAGCCACTGCAGCTCCTGAGCGCTCTGTTGCTGCAGTGCGATGATCTGCTCCCGAGCGTCGCCTTCGGTAATCAGACCGGCCTGCTGCTGGATCTGGACGGCTTCCTGAGCCTGGCGCATGCGTTCGAGCGTCTGGCGCCATTGCGCCTCGATGCGCGCCATGTTTTCGCTGGCCACCTTGGTGTCAATGAGCCGGTCCACCAGGTTGACGCCCTCGGTGTTGCCCTCCGCTTCGAGGCGCGCACGCAGGTCCGCGTATTTTGCGTCCACGGCGTCGGCCTGGTCTCCGCCCTGCTGACCGGTAAGGCTGGACAGTTCGTCGCGCACGCGGGCGATGGCGGCCGTCAGGTCGCGCTCTGCCTGCGCCTGCTCTCTGGCATTCCGCGAGGCGATATCGCTGCGCTCGATGTTCAGGCGCTTGAGCTCGACCTCCAGGCGTATTGCCTCTGCCTGATTTCCACTGGATTCCGCAACGCCGATCTTCTGCTTGGTCTCATTGATCTGCAGGTCGATCTGCTGTTGCTCGATCCGGGTCTTCTTCCGGTAGTATTCCGTGATGCTGATCAGGCGATCATCGAGGCTCCGCCGCAGATCATCCTCTCGGCGCTGCAGCTCGACACGCTGCAGTTCTGTGTCCGCCTCAATTCTGGCGCGCTGTATCTCTGATGATCCCGTTCCCCCAGGCTGTTTCTTGAGGATCTTGGCGCGCAGCGCATTGGCCGCCTTGATGAACTGGTCGCTGGTCTCACTGATGCCGGCTTGCTTGGCGAGTCCGCGTAGCTTGTCCATCTCGATCTTGAGCCGTTCTCGCCCTCTGGCAAACTGCTGGATGTAGTTGTCCCACTGTTTGCGGTAGAGCTCCGCGCGGAGGGCTGCGGCGTTATCTGGTGTCGCACCGTCGAGTCCTGCGTTCAGTTCCCGGGCACGTCGTGCGAGCTGCGACTCGGTCTGGTATAACCGCTCCAGCTCCTCTCGCATCTGGCGCAGCTTTTCGCGCGCGGCCGGCGACCGGCTTTGCGCGATGATGTCGATGCGGTCCTCGAGATCGGCAATGTACTTGCGAACGGCTCCGATCTCTCCGGCTCCGAACTCGCCCTCGTCCTGCAGGCGCTGCTGGATGTCTCGGACCTGGTCCTGCAGGCTCTGACGCGCGCGCTTGGCCTTCTCCACGGCGCTCTCTGCGCTGTCACCCCATGCAGCCCATGCCGACACGCCGAGGGTCAGCGCGGTTGTGATCAGCCCGATCGGGCCGCCCAGCAGACCGATGGCACCGGCTGCGCGTCCCGCGATGCCGACCCCGGCCCGGCGTGCCGCGTTGAGCGCCTGCTGCGCTGCGGCTGCGCGCTGTTGAGCAGGGATCAGGAGATTCTCCGTGAGCGCCAGGCGCCGGACACCGGTGGCGGCAGCCACGGATGCCTGCGCCTCTGCCAGCTTCGCCTGTGCGTACTGCGCACTTGATGCGAGGGCGGCAATACGGGATGAATTGGCGGCCCTTTCTGCCGCGGCTTCTGCCAGCTTCGCCTGGGTTGACCGGACGACGGCAGCCGTTCCTGAGATGACCTTCGCGGTCAGGGCGACAGTTGCAGGGATCGCTGCCGTCTGGATGCCGGATGCCAGCGCGCGTATGGCCTGGTCGGCGTTCTGCGCCAGATCGTCGATGCTCTCCACGACGGATCGGGTAACGCCGTATTCCTGATCCAGACGGTTGACGGCCTGCGCCACCGCGTCGGTGGCACCGGTCATGGCCTGTTCGATGGTTCTCGGTATCCGCTCAGATTCCTGGCGCAGCGTATCCGCCTGAGAGGCGATGGCCCGCTCGACGATGTCGGTGGTCAGCAGCCCCTGCTGAGCCAGTTCACGCAGCTTCCCAACTGGCAATCCGAGGCCATCTGCCAGCGCCTTTGCCAGGCGTTGGCCGTTTTCCATGATGGCATTGAATTCCTCGCCGCGCAGGACCCCGGATCCGAGCGCCTGGCTGAACTGGCGCGTGGTGGAAGCGGCTTCGGCAGCGCTGGCTCCGGATATCCGCAGAGAATTGGCGACGGCCTCGGTGAGCGTCGTCACCCGTTCCTGCTTATTGGCGACATCACCAAGGGCAAGAGAGGTCCGGGCATAGAGCTGCGCGATCTCTGCGTATTCCTGCCCCGTCTCTCTGGCGATCCGTCGCGCCTCGCGCTGCGCGGCGTTGAACTCTTCGATGCTATTGGTGACCAGGCGCATCCTTGCTTCGACCAGCGTGACGCCTTGCGACATCCTGGCCAAATCCTGCACCAGGCCGGTGATCTTCCATCCGGCGAATGCTGCCGCGCC